AATTCACACGGGCACCGTAGGCAATCTGCACACACAAATCGAGATGATGCAGCTTGTTGTTTAAGGCGCGTACCAACTCCACGTCCATCAGATTGTAATCGATAAACTTCTGATAGTTTTCGTCCGCCAATTTTTGCAATGATCCATATTCATCATAGGCGACTTTCTTGCGTCCAAGTTCAACTTCAGCAATCGCATCTAATCGGTATGACTCTTGCTGTGTGAGCGAAAACTTTCGATAGAGTTCAAGATAGTCCAGAATTGGTACGCCAACAATGTCCGGTAACTTCTGATCGCGGCCCATTACCATTACTATTCGATGTGTAAGTTTTTGCCATGGCGATAATACAGAGGAAGTAATTTTTATCTGCTTCTCTTTATAAAGGCGGTCAATACGATTTAAAATATAAGGAATGTCGTAAGTATGAGTATTCCACCCTGTAACAATATCAGGATAATCAGCCGTCCACCAACGGATGAATTCAGCTAGCAACATCACTTCATTGGCGCATTTTGTATAAGTGACATCCTCACGAATGTTCTGGTAATCGCCACAGCCCCACACATGATAATGCCCCCATACTTCTGCGGTAATAGCGATGATAGGTTGATACGGATTTTCGGGTGGCGCAAAGCCTTGATCGGAAGCAACTTCAATATCCAGAAAAACCGCTCGAAGCTTCTCGAATGGCATACCACATTTACGCCTCACTTCTTCCGCAAAAAATTGCTGAACAGGAGCAATAGTACCATAAACAATACGACCTTCTTCTTTTGCTCGGTCTACGAAATGATGATATTGCGAAATATTTTGATGACGGCGTTCTTTCAATGGAGTGTTATCAAGTGTGCGCCAATTATTTGTGGAGTCTTGCGCGGCACATGGACGGAAAGTACGCGGCTGATACGGCACTTTGAAGTAATTAGCCTGTCGTGTGATTGGATCACGCAGCCGTACTCCCAAGTCATTTTTCAGTGTTACTACACTTGTATAGTAGTCATACGGATGCAGCATAAGACCTAGTATACCTCATGTTGAACTTTTATACTAGGGAACTAGGATTCAGTTAATGTTATCTTAGAGATAGGAGAAGATGGTAATGAAATTCCAGATAGTGCTGCCAGATACTGTGTTTCAAGCTCGGACTCAGGAGTCATTATACACAAAATATGATCGCGATTAAGTGTAATGGGTTCACGATTGTTTCCACCCCATGTAAATGGCATCATACCAAGCGCCATCGATGACTCACCACTTCGTAAAGGCTGAAGTGCTAGTGGAGATTGTATTGTAACTGTTTGGTTGCTAGTGGAAACAACCTTTGCGATAATCTCACGATCACTCAAAAGCTTAATAACTTTCACATTCGCTGTACTCATTATATTACTCCCTGTTAAAACTGTGTTTTAATACTACCAGTCGAAAACAAATGATATTCTGCTTTACGACGTCTGGTAAGTCCTTTAGATTCCACTAGGACTCCGCGACTATCTCTTACCTTATTCCATGCAACAAAGTTTTGTTCAGTCACCAGCGAGACATTTCCTGATTTTAACTTACGGCAAATTGTGGATGCTCGGAACCCACCAGGCCCAATATTATATGCTAAACAAACACAGGCGTCAAACTGATGCTGAAGAATTGGGTTGCGTAAAATTTGATTAATTGTAGACTCAAATAGCTGAAGGTCTTTGCACAAATAAGCCTCGGCCTCCTGTTGCGTGCACGTCATTCCTTTTACAACAGGGCTATTATTGATGTACGTGGTGCCGTATCCAATCGTCCATATCTTGGCTACATCAGGATACGCAACTAGTTTACAGCCTTCAAACTCTTTAATTAAATTGATACCTAATCCACTCGTTCGCATATTATTTTCGTGTCTTTCCAATTTCATATTTAGCGCACAAATTCCAGTTCTGCTTATCCTTGAACGGAATGATCTTAATCGTATCAATGGATGCGGCTGGCGGGATCTGGGCCCGCTGAGGATGCACGATCTCGATGAGCCCCCACTGCTGAAGTAGGATCGCGATAGCATTCCGTCTAGCCAAATCCTCCGTAGTCATTTTCGTCCGAGAAGCTTTACCGTCAAGTAAAAACATTTCCTTGAAATGCACAAGATAGTACTTCTGTCGTTTATATAAAATATGACATGATTGCCATAATGTTTTTTGATGAACATTAGGATCTTTGCTGTATGCCGGTGCGCCAATGCGAGTTAGCGTTTCCTTAACCTTCAAAAAATTATCAGCAGGAACTTTTGTACCTTGTTCCTCAACTAAAGGAAACTGTATCTCGATAAAAGATTCCTCGTAATTGTATAGAGACATAACGTTTCTCCATCTTATCGATGAATGTCGGAGCGAGTGTTCGCTCAGCGCGCTGAGCGAACCCAACGTAGTTCATTATGCCTCAGGTTCCGGTGGTGTAGGTTCCGGTAGAGGTGTAGGTAGCGACACTTCACATCCGGCAAGAGACGAAAGTGCAGAAAGCTGGCCTTCAACGAACGCCCCCACCGCGGCAAACACAGCCGGATCGTCCACCGACACCATCCGATGACCGACTTGCCCCATTACGTCATCCACTAAATCAACAGACGCCGTAAGGGACGTAACACCCCGCGACGTGAAACTGACATGTCCGCCAACAAGTTTACCTGTAATTGCCATATTTTCCTCCTAAATTAATAAAACCGTGACGGTCGTGCTCCTTCTTCTAGTGCACGCCGCATCATATTTACCTGCTCTTTAGTATGTAGGTGAAGATGAAGTTTGGCTTCACGAATGCTCAAACCATAATACTGGGCAATAATCTTTACTTCGGGGTCGTCCAATAGCTTCGGCCACTTCTGAGTAGTTCCGTCAGCCTTCCTCTTGAATCGCTCACGAGGACGCACACTATGAATATAATACGCTGCATGCATGTCCTTGGTCAGTGTTGGGTGTTCATTCATCTGAGCAGCCGCCTTTACGGTATCCTCAGATAAAGAGAATGCTCGGTTGATAAGAAACGGCTCGTAGGGCCAATTCTCTTCAACAATGTCTTGATAGGTCAATGGCCGAATGGAGGATAACGCATTAATTGCCTTAAATGCTAAGTTTTCCTTAACAACCTCTTCTTCATCAAGGTTTATCCATTCACCAGTTCCGAGATCTACTACTCCGTTTTCAGCAAATGGCTTTTCTTTCTTCGATTTAATTGATGGGCGCCATGTACCAGCAATGGGGGGTTTTATTGCCATAGAAGCCCCTTACTTATATTGTCCGTTGTGAATCAACTCCAGGCAGTACGCTGCAAGATGCACTTGAGGATCGAGCGCGTTCAGATGACGATATTGATAATCTGCCGTTAGGACAATCAGTGTTGGAAGACAGTTTGCTTCAACGTGCTCGTGTATCCAATCAAACACCGCTCGATAAAACTTAGATGGGTCGATATCAGAATGTTGTCCAATCCATGTTCGTGCATCTGTATAGTTTTTGTTTATAATAGCTTTCCATAATGCGTCAAACCGCACGTCCGCGTGTTGCCCTAACACCATCGGCGTCAACACCCCATCGACGCAAGCACGTTGTGTTTCATTAATCATGCGTCTGATATCTGGCCACCAGCGCTTGATAACGTGAATTAGTAATTCTTCACTCGCAGTGACTCGCTCCTGCATGAGAATAAACTGAAGCCGCTGAAGTGTCGATAGCATTAGAGTTTTCTTTTCCGTCACAGGAATTGCAAACGATATGCCACTACACCGAGAATGCAGTGCAGGAATAATGCGATTGCTATAATTACACGTCATAATAAATCCGCAATTGATAGCGAATTCTTCCATCAACGCACGGAGCGCGGGTTGTGTCGAGTTAGGATTAAGATAGTCCGATTCATCAAGAATAATGTATCGTCGTTTTCCATTAAACGAGAGAGCTGCCGCAAAGTCTTTAACTTTGTTGCGAAGCGTATCAATCCCACTTTCTTCCGAGCCGTTGATAAACATCGGAGTTGTATTAAGTTCACGACACATCGCAATAGCGAGTGTTGTTTTCCCCATGCCCGGCCCGCCAGCGAGAATCATATTTGGAAGATCGCCTTGTGCAACAAAACTTTTTGCTGTATTTTTAATGTCGATGGGGAGAATACACTCGTCTATAGTACGCGGTCGATACTTCTCGACCCACAAAAACTGTTCAATCGCCATATGTCACCTATACATGATAAAAATAGGATACGTCGGGAAGTATCCCTCGCAGTTTCGCCCAACAATGTAAGACAGAGTTTCCGGTCAGGCCGGAGCCTTACATTCGTGCTGCTTTCTCATGGCGTCCCATGAGCCATCTCACGGCGTCCCGTGAGCCAATCTTTATCGAATCTTGACTACATGATAAAAGAAGTGGGAGTGTTGGTTGAAACTCCCGTCGCAGATTTGTGACCAACTCTAGCACTCAGTTCAACGAGCCGTCGCTCTCCCCGTTTGCTAGACGTTCCGCTTTCACACAGCGTCCTGTGTGCATTGCCGTATTAGGTGCGAGTCTTGACCACATGACCCGACGTGAGATATGTTACTTTCTTCGTCGGATCGTTGAGACGAAAAAACATACCAAACAGCGTAGTGTTACTTGTATTATTACCGATTTCTCCAACCTCAACAGTATAATTTCCAGGCAATAGTTTAAGGGCATCAAACTTAACTGCCCACGTGCTTTCTACAGCCTCTTGTACTACTGTATTTGGCATATTATATGACGCAGATCCCATTGCATCTCCACCCTTGTCTTTTTCATTGACTAGCTTGAGAACAAGTTCACCGCTACTATTAACGATGATATGTAATGAAGTCGTCTGCAACACTGACGCAGTACCTTTAATTCTCTGCCAGAGTTCCTGCGACAAATCAAACGATGCAATGGGTTTCTTTAAATGAAACTGAACTGCGGGCGGTGCGACTACTACATCTTCGTGAGCATATGGAATAGTTACGCTGCCATGATCATGATTGACAACTAATGACGACGAACCAAATGCAATCGTAGGTAGTTTATCAGTTTTGCAAGTATCAATGATGCCAAGCAAACGACCAAGTTCATACAGGGCACACTGCTGTGGAAACGCCTCAGAAAGCTCTACGTCTGCAATAAAATTACGAGTATCGTTACATGCTCGCTGTAAATGTCCTGCTTTGAACACTACCTGATTGTTGATATTCGCAAAGTTTTTTAGAATTTCAACTGTTGTGTCATTTAATTGATACGACGCCATAATCATCCTCATTAAAAAATACGCATACCTGAAACGTAATATTCATATATTCACCCATGCACAATAATACCTGACTTAATATTATACCACCACTTATCAACCTCAGCATATAAATCATCATAACTGCCTTGATTTACAATTTCATCATCATAGGCAATATTGGAATCTTGTAGCCATTCCCATTCAGATGTATGAAGTGCCTTCAAGCCGGCCACATTTGCCGGCGATAGCCCTTTTCGTGCAGTCGTCCATAGTTGTTCGTGTATAAAAGAAGGAAACTGTGCTAGTCGTAATAGTAAAAATCGAGTGCCGATTTTTCGTAGTACTTCTCGTTCATTAACAAAACGTACATCATCAATCACAATATTCTCTGTAGTATCGATTCCTCGTATTTTTGCTATAACGAGATCGGCCCAAATGCTTGATAGCACATGATTACGGAATACATCAGTACCAATGTATTGAAGAGCATATCGGGGAGAAAATGGTTTGCCCATTCGTTGTGACCAAAAGTCATCGGGTTGTTCGCGCCAGGTTCGATCTTGCGGGGTTGCCCCTTCTAACCGCTGTCGATCCCATGCAAATGCTGACGCAGTAATATCTTTCACCGCTGAAGCAAAACTAAGCCGTACGAATCCGTGTTGACGCACTAGGTATTCCGCAACAGTAGATTTTCCTGATCCAGCAAACCCACTTAATCCAATGATGCACATAATATTCCTGTGTGATATCGTATTTAAAACATTACGTTGTCCTATTGGGATTAATATAATCTTCAATTGATGCGTCAGGTGCCGTCTTTAGCCATTCGTCACGGTTTGCCTTGTAATGGTTTGAAAGTTCTTCCACAGGTACGTTCAATGTTTCAGACCACTGAGTAAAAAGTTCTTTTCGCCTAGTAGCGGACAAAGCATAAAATGCTTTGATTGTTAATACTCCCGATGTGTCGGCTCCTTCATTTTTTTGCGTTCCATCCATCTTTACAACCGATGGCACCGGATCATTGCGAAGTTGCCGTTCATTAGAAACTGAGGCCATCGATGGAATACTGCCACTGTAAATGTGAGTTCCATGATGCTTGATAATCATCCACGGAGCAAACCAAACGCCTATACCAATTTCACGCGCCTTCTGACAAAACCAATAGTCTTCACTAAGATAGCGACCGTGCACGGGTTCGATTTCCGCCTGGAAATATTGAAAAATTTTACGAGAGCCGTCAAACGCGGCTGCACGATTATGATCGGGATTGTACCAATACTGTGGATAGGCTTCTGCGAATTTAGTGAAGACACTGCGTTCCACCATCATAAAACCAGTGCCAATTTCCAGTACCTCGGTTGCTTGGTTCAACTGAATTTCTTTTGTGCCCGGTACTGCGTTGAACACAAAGTCACCAGCAAAATCCGCCAGTTTGCCTCGATCATTGTTCGGCACCATTCCATATCGCACCGCGTCATAAATGTTTTCCCACGCGATACACTTCTTCGGATATGGGCCACCACTGATGGGCTTATCGATAGCAAGAAGGGCGATAACATCGTTCGGATTAAAGTCAATGTCGGAGTCAATAAACATCAAGTGCGTGTGTGAGCTTCGTATAAATTCATCGACCAGATAATTTCGTGCGCGAGTGATCAGCGATTCGTTGAAAATAAATGAGAACTGCACCTGAACGCCATACGCTTGACAGAGGCGAGACAAATCGAGAATGCTTTTGGTATAAGAACCAAAGCATTGCCCGCCATACATAGGTGTTGCGACAAATAACGATTTCTTTTGAAGCTCGGAGACAGGCACTTGTAGATTCATACTTACTCCACGGAAGAAATAATAATATGTTACCTGCTAGTATATAGTACAAAAAATCTTTTAGCTAGGATTACTTTTTGGGCACCTTATACCCTTTGTGATATGCAAGCCGACTAAAAAATCCTCGGGCTTCCGACATGCTATGAAATACAAACTTATGTCCTTTGAATTTACTATACATTTTTCCGATGAAGGTTGGATTCAGTGAAAACGTACCAATAGGTTCCAGTTTGGAGGGATTACTCATGAAAATCAAATAGGCGATAGCTGCATTCCATGGCTTAAAGATTACTGCATCTTGTTGATATTTGGCTCCGGCTTTTTTTAGGAACCCTTTAAGATTACCACTATCGTCCCCATCACTGCCAATCACTAAGAATGACTCTTCAGTAACTTGACATTCTTCAGGGGTGCCTTCATTTTCAGGCCATGATCCATGCATACGCAAATAGCCAAATCCTGCTTGACGAATTTCACTTTGTAGTTGTCGATTACGACCACGGTTTTGTGCAACAGGAACTACACAACCGCCTCGAAATGCAGTCACGAATCCGATATTACGACGTTGAATATGTGAAAGAATCCGTGAGAGTCCCGCCTCGTCAAGTTGTTGCCACTCTGCACCCACTTCATCGAGGTATTCTATAAAAGACGGTGGTGATGACATAGTACTTCCTTACATGTATATTTATCTTCATCAATATTTAAAAAAGTGATATGCATCAGATGATAAATAAAAAATACGCCGTAGAGATCAAAA